CTGTAGCATCCTCAACTACAAACTGTGGTGAGTTAGGGGTAGGGGGTGCATTTTCATCATCTAACTGCATACGAAGGTTTTGCAGGTTTTCTTGCTCTTGTAACTTCTGCTGTTCTGCTAGTATTGCCTCTTGCTCAGCTTGTTTAGCTTTATCTATGGCATCTTGTCTAAGACTTGGGTTGTTACCAAGGTCAATACCGTCACCGTCTTTATTGTCTTGGATGTATTGATCGACAACACTCTTATTAACACCTCTTAACTTGTCTATGGCTCGTCCACCTGCAACAATACCAAGCTGTCCGAGTAAAGATGCTCCACCAGTACTTAAAGCTGCTCCACCTGAGGCTATAGGACGTAATACTTTCTCAGTATTGATAGCACCTTTGTCATAACCAATGCCTCCACCAATAGGTGAGAAGTTGTCAGTTATTTTAGATAGGCCTTGTTGATATCCTGAGTTGTGTAACTCGGTTAACTCATTCATCTGCCTCATTAAAGACAGCATTCTTTGACCTTCGAGTGTGTCACCTGTTAATCTAGTTATAGCGTCAAACTCTTGCTTACCTACGGTGCTTTTAGTTTTGTTTCTTGCCTCTCTTTGACCTGCCTGGGCTAACACCTTGTCGATAACAACTGATAACTCGTCAGTGGGGCTTACTTGTAGCCTTTCCTTAAGGTCTTTACCTAACTGCTTCAGCTCTTCAGCTACCTGTATATGTGCTTTGTCTACAGTCTCTCTTGCACCCTTTGTAGACATCTTATCTAAGTCTTGAAGGTTGTAGTCGTTAGCTGTTGCTATTGTATTAAGCCTGTTTGCTAATTCTGTAGCTCCTTCAGGGTCATTTGGCTCTTTGGTTTTCTTATCAAATACTGAAGTAACACCGTCTTTTACTTTTCTTACTGTGTTTACACCACCTGTGACTGCATCAGTACCGACAGATACACCACCACCCATGGCTCCACCTACTACACCTGCATCTATAAACCTATCTCTAGCTTCTTTGAGTGTATACTCACCACCTGATAGAGCTGAGGCTCCCATAGAAAGACTTTCTTGTACTCCTTCAGTACCAAACTCAATACCACTTTTTTTAAGTGTTCTTTTTGTAAATTCTTTAGATGCCTCTTTAAAACCTGCTTTATTGAGCCTTTGTGCTATCTGTTTTGCACTTAATTTAGCTAGTTGATCTTTGGGTATGACCTTACCTGCACCAAACTTGTCTAGTAGACCTATGATAGCTCCAACTCCGACTGCTAAATTAGGGTCATAACTACCAGTTTTGTCTTCTATCTCACTTGCAACTTCACCTGTACCCAGTAAGGCACTACCTGCTAAAGTTACACCACCGAATAATAAGGCTGCAGGGGCTGATATAAGGGCTGCTGCTGCTGTTGCACCTGCACCAACTAAGGATGCACCTGTAGTCATCGAGTTTTCAGCTACTTTTTCACCTATCCATCCAAATGCAGCCTCTAAGCCGTCTTCATCCCAAGTATCTGAGAATGACTTGTTGTATTTTGACTTGTATCCACCTTTAGCAATGTCTATTTCCTGTTGTTTTACAACATCGGTACCGTATTTCTCTACACCCTCTAAACCTGTGGCTCGTCCAAAGGCCTCGATACCTTTACCACCGAGTTTCTGAAATTGGTCAGCAGCGAAATCAAATACACCGTCAGTACCTTGCTGTTGATTGTTGTTTTGGTTAGCCATACCTAGTGTAATTTGATTTAATATGTCGTTTACAGTCGCTTGAGGTGTGCCATCAGGTATTTCGTAGATGTCGTTACCGATTTGATACTGTGCCATTAGGGTTTAGTTACCTTTGTTACTCTTATACCGTTTATGATTTGTGACTGAGATGCCTGTTGGCTAGGAACAACCTGCATATTACCTGTAAGTCTTGCCTTAATGTCTTGAAGTGCCTTTTTTCTCTCATTAATCCAAGCAGTCCATGTACTTTCTTGGTCTAGACCTACTGAAGGGGCAGGTGACATAAATAAATCCATCTCCTTGTTGGAGATTGCACCCTTTGTTTGAGCAATACGAAGTAGTGTGTCGTCTACTTTAAGCTTCTGAAGTAATAACCTTGTCTTAGCTTCAGGATTACCTCTTAGGCTATCCCACCATGCTTTAATTGTACCATCAAATAAACCAGTGACGCCACCATCTTTAATACCCATAATAGCACGATCCATATCACCGAGTGACTGGTCTATCGTTGCTAAGTAGTCTCGGTCAGCTCTTGCCTGTTTAGAGTTTTTCTGAGCATTAGCTACATCTATCTTATACTTTTGTAAGGCTTGACTTCTATTGTAATCCATTATGTTGCCATACATACTTGTAGCATCTGCGATTTGTCTGTTACCACCTAACTGAGAGTTAGCTAAACCTGCACCACCAATACGAATAAGCATTTCGTTGAGGTCAATCTGATCATTAGGTTTTGTTACACCCTTAGTTAACTCCTGGCTGTCTCTTCTTCTCATTAGAGTAGGGGATTCAACATAGTTAGGGGTTGATAGTATGGGTGTGTTATTGTTGTCCTGACCTACAAGATTTTCATTGCCATATAAAGTATCTGCGTTAGCCGACATCATACCTGCATTTGTAGGTACTTCACTTAACATTGAGTTTTGATTTAAAACACCATTATCCATGGCATTCATTCTTGTTATTTGATCGTTAAGTACAGGATCTACTATTCCATTTCTTTCATTAAATATTCTTTTTGCATTCAGGTAGTCATCATTGTTACCTAGGATGTTTTTACGTTGTATTGGGTCATAGTATTTCTCAGCAAACGGACTGTTATAGTTATACATACCACTAGTTCCTTCTATGTTATCGTTGCTAACTTCAGCCATCTGTTGATTGATCTTGGCTATATTGTATTTGTCAGGGTTTTGGTCGATATAGTTCTTGGCTCTTTTGAGGTAAGCCTTAGTTTCGTCAGGAAGCTCTTCTATGTTCCTGCCTCTTTTTATCCAGTCATTGGTTTTCTTGGCACCCATGTTGTAGCCGATTAATGTATCAGCCAGGTTAGTGAAGCCGTAGTGACCTGAGTAACCCTTGATTAACTTACCTGCTATTTCCCTGGACTTTTCAGGGTTCAAAGCGTCTGCCTGGATATAAGGATCCATGCCATAACCATAGTCATGAAGGTACTGGGGCATAAGCTGATAACCACCAATAGCACCTGCACTAGACTTGGACTTATAAGGGTTCCACCTGTCTTTCTCAGATAGGTCGCCTGTTTCATTTTGTAGTATTAAGTCTAATAAAGGAGGGGTTACGGCATTACTGTAGTTAGTTAAGTAGCCGTATGGATTCATCATTTATGTAAAGCTAGGCATAGCTGAACTACCGAAGCTACCACCTGTGCCATAGTAGCTAAATGGATTACCACTTACACCGTAGTTGGTGCCACCACCAAAGGCGTTAGCTATCTTACCACCCATACCAAAGCCCTGTATGGCTCCCATAAGTCCACTCATGTTAGGATTGTATAGGTTTGGCTTTACATTCTGTGATGAGTTACTTGGGGCATTACCCAATATACCTGACATAAACTTATTGTACTGGTTTAACTGAAAGTCTCTGTCATCTTCAAACTGTGCCTTATCAGCATTAATTTGGTTCTGTGCATCTGTTTGGAATGCATTACCTGCACCAGTCATCATGTTGGCTATGTTTCCACCCATGCCAAATCCTTGGTTATAAGTGTTGGCAAGAGCCTGGTTAGCATTCATCTGATTAGCAAACTGGTTTTGGTTCTGAGTTAAGTACCTATTGGCTAAGTTATCCTGTATGTTTGAAGTTACATCAGCCATACGGTCATCATAAGACCTACGAGCAACAGCGTCAGCAACTCCTGCTCTACTGGAGTTGACATTGCCACTACCTGACGCAGCCATGTTAATACCTGGTAAAGTCTGTTCATTAAGCTGTCTTGTACTGTCTCGCATTGCTGCCTGAACCAACGGACTAGAGTTGTTAATTGCATAGTTTGTAGCGTCTCCTATAGCATCCTGACCTGCACGGTTATATAAGTCGGAGTAGTTGTTGGCGAATTGAGAACCCTGGTTCATGAAGTTCTGTGCATTGTTCATCTGACCCATGCCAAAGTTATTCATGTAGTTATAACCTGCCGTAGACATGTCGTTCATATTGGCATAGGTGTCACCAGTGTAGGCACCCTTGTCTAATGAATAGTCTAGACCTGCCTGACCACCTTTGTATCCGTATTCAAGGTATGGTTTGGCTAAGTTAAACCCTGCCATCTGAGCTTCTGTTGCTCTGTCCATAGCTGCAGCGTTCTTCTTAGCTGCCTGTTTGTTCATGACGCCACCAATGACGGCACCTGCTATTGCACCCCAAGCCATATTATATTCCTTTCATATTATTAAACGGCTGCCCAGGCAGTTCCGTTGTAAACGACTAAACCACTAAACCCATTTGACAATGGATCCCATGGTGACACAGCATACCTGACCATTCCCTTAATAGTGTTTTCAGGCTCTATGTCTGCAACGACTATCGCAGCCACTTGCAGCTGCCTAATTGCATTTTCTATTCTTTGTAATTCATCTTGCAGATATCTTCTCATACCCTCTTCAAATACAGGGTACTGGCCTCTAGTATATCCCTGGACGACTACGTTTGTTTTACTGTCTACTGCCATTATCTTGCACCAGTAGCTGATATGTCGATGTCAAACCCTGAGACCTCAAAGTCCTTGTTGTCAGACACAAGTATCTTGTAACTCAGGTATCTACCTGAGGATCGACTATCAATCTTATAGTCACTGCCTGTGTTAAATGTAGTTGAGCTTCCATAGGTTGGATCTGAGTTAGGTACATCAGAGGCACCGAATGTGAATGTAATGCTTTTGTTTGAGTTTGTAGTTGTTGCCTGTGGGTATATGGCGTTGATAACCTTATAGCCACTAAGGGGTACCTTTGTCTCATCTAAGTCTATGCCAATACGCTCTACCTGGGATGGCTTTATGGCCTCAGTGTCTAACTGAAAGGCTACACGTCCCTCATCGGATAAGTCTAATGCAAATAGCTTGTCTGAGGTTAAACCGTCGTCTGTTAGTGATTCACCTACCATTAACGTATGCCTGTCAAAGCTGTCTTCCTGGGCGTAGTAGGTACCACCTGTTAGGTCATACTCTAAGTTAGTAGCACCTGCATATGTAACAATGGAGTTTATGTTGGCTATCGTACCTGAGGATACGTTAGGTAAATCCATGAATGACCAGGTGTTGTTTCTGTAGTTATAAACTGCAGCTCTATTACACCTGTTGGCATTAGGGAAGTTTACCAGGGCATCTCCTGATAAGTAGCAAAAGTATATCTCATTAAGAGTTGGGTTATGCTGTACGAAGAACCTTTCCTTGGCTGTGTTGTTTAAACCTGTGTATATGAATGTCCTTACTCTTTCATCGCATATAGACTGCTTAGATGTACCGTCGTGAACGTAGATGTCGAAGTCACCAAAGGCATAGTGTTTACCGTCAACTTCAACGACACAGTTCTGATTGATTAATCCACAGTCAGTGAAGAGCTTTCTAAAGTTAAATATGAATGTACCACCCACAAACTCCATGAGCCATACCTGGTCACTTGAGTAGATAATAAAGTTACTACCGAGGGGCATGCCATCGATGATACCTGTCTGCATCTCACCCAGGTCGTTAAAACCTGCTGACTTGGTTAAGTCTGTCTCATCCCAACTATCAGGGACGGTATCTGCCAGGGCAATATTCGACCACCTTACACGTGTAGGGAAGTTACTAGCCCCTTCGACTGTGTTGAGTGCAATTAAGAAGTCATTGTATGACCTAAGGGATGCACACCTGTAAGATGTAGGCCAGTTAGTTAAGTCAGCGAAGTTGGTTGCTGATGAGTTTCTAAATACTGGGACACGGTCTTGCCTGTTAATATAAGTTACCGAAGACAGAGTAGTTCCTGTAAATGGTCGTGGATCTGAACTGCCACTGATTGAACCACTTCTGTCTGATACTGTACCTGAGTTATACTCATTAATGACGTAGTCGTCAGATATTAAAATTACACTGTCGTATCCTGTCGATGGAACGACACCATAAGAGAAACGAGGGGTGAATCCCAGTGATCCTTTTACGTTTCTGAAGATTGGTGACCTACGGATTTTTCCCTCGTCAAACCGAACATTCAA